AAATTGATCCTAATACAAATCAAGCTATATTTGTACAACCAGTTCCTGCAGACCAACATCCTACTGAAATACCGTTCGATAGTAACCATGATCTAAAGACACTTAGATTTCCAATGCCACAATTAGAATTAAATCCAACTTTAAAATTACCACAATTACAACCAGAACCGTATGATATACAATACTATCACGGAAAATCAGGAATACATATAAATCCAAATAATCGTGGTAAATTTAACGCTACTAAAAAGCGTACAGGTAAGACTACAGAAGAGCTTAGTCATTCTAAAAACCCTTTAACCAGAAAACGTGCAATATTTGCAATGAATGCACGTAAATGGAAACACTAATACGCTGAATGAACAGCGGATAAAATAAGTATAACAATTAAATTATTATAATAATTTATGGCTAAAAAGAATTCAACTCCAAGTACATTTGATAATATGTTGAATGATATATACGGTAATGAAGGTTCTATATAGGAAATTACCGATATTGATAAACAAGATACATTTGCAGATGTAATTGAGGATAATAATAAACCGGTAGATAAACCTACTGAGGATAATACTGCGGATGACACTAATCCGTCTGCAAAAGATGATGATAGTGATATTCCACAAGACGTTCTTGATAGAATGAATAATAATACAAAAGATGAACCAATACAAGATACTGTTGTTGATACACCAGATAATACTAATAACGATGTAAATACAACTGATCCGTCCGATGATGATGTACATGAGGCACAGCAAGTAGGACTCTTGTTTGACGCAATTGGAGAGTCTTTTGGTTGGAACATGGATGATATAAAAGAAGAAGATCGTCCTTTAACAGTAGATGACTTAACGCATTATATGCGTGAAGTAGTAGAACAAAATTCAGTACCTCATTATGCTGATGAACGTATACAGCAGCTTGACGAATATGTTAAGAATGGAGGTAATTTTGAAGATTTTTATGGTAAACAATAGCAATTACTTTCATATGATGATATCGATATGGACGATGAAGATAATCAGAAAGCAGTTGTTAGTGAACTCCTTCGATATAGCGGATATACAGATGAATAGATAAAGAATAAAATATCTCGCTACGAAGATGCAGACATGCTTGAAGATGAATCTGCAGATGCTTTAGATAGACTTAAGACAATAAAGCAACATGAGCTTGAAATAACTCAGTAGCAGTAGGCTGCATATTTAAAGCAGCAAGAAGAGCAATCTAAACAATTCTATACAGATTGTATGAATTAGATTAATTCTCTTTCAAGCATACTTGGTGTATAGATACCAAAAGAAGATAGACCAAAACTTGCTGATTATATCTTTAATGTTGATCAAAACGGAGTATCAAAATTCCAAAAAGATTATAATAATCAGGATAAATTCATAAATAATCTTCTTATGACTGCATATATTACCATGAAAGGTGATCAATTTGTATCTACTGCGAAAAGAGACGGAGAGTCATCCGCTACAGAAAAACTTAGAAAAATGTTAAGACATTAGGCTAAAAATCATACAGCCTATAATGTTGAAGATAAACCTAGATCGGCAGTAGATCTTGCGTCGATGTACTACTGATATCAAATTTAAAATCAATTAATATATTATATGAATAACAATTTGCTTAATGGTCTCCAGCTCTATCGCGGTAAGCGTTTTTCTGATCTGGTAGACGAGAATATGATTTCTAACGCTTTGCTGACTAATCCTCATCAGGTTTCTGGTCTGCTTTCGCTCGTATTTGGTACAAAGGATGACGGTGTATCGACCGCTATTGATATGATTACCGGTGGTCTCGGCAAAACGATGATTATAGATAACCGTGAGTATGAGTGGTCTGTAATGATTGATGGCGATCACGCTGTTAACATTATGTGGGCTAAGTGTGACGGTAAGGATGTTGGCTATGATGATGCAGCTGGTCTGAATGGTACACCTATTTATATTGCTCTTGAGGAGAAGTGGTATGGACCCGGTGCAATACTCGCATTTGACGATATTAACTTCCAGGTACGTGTAAACGGTATGCCTTATCAGGATGGTAATGCATGGGTTTATGAGTGCTATGTAGCTTAGGGTTTTGCTAATTCGTATATTCCCGGTATGTATCTGCAGCCTGGTCGTCAGGTAGATCGTGTAGCTTCTGCTTATGAGGAGTATAGTGATGAGGCTGATATCATCAACTATCAGACGCCGTTTAAGATGCGTAATAACCTTATGACGCTGCGTCTTACTTATGATATTACAGGTGATGCTTATTCTACCGTACTTGCTATAGCTTTGACTGATCCTGAGACAGGTAAGAAGTCTTATCTGTGGTCAGATTATCAGTATTGGAAGGCTCTTCGTGAGTGGAAGAGACGTGAGGAGACGGCACTTCTGTTCTCGAAGTCTAACCGTAATTCTGATGGTACATATAATCTCAAGGGAACAAACGGACGTCCTGTGGCAATCAGCGCAGGTTTGTTCGAGCAGATTTCTCCCGCTAATGTACGTTATTATACAACTCTTACATGTGAGCTGTTTGAGGACTTCCTCTTCGATCTCTGCTATAATCTGCTCGGTACTAACGAGCGTAAGTTTATGGCTCTGACTGGTGAGATGGGTATTCGTGAATTCGACCGTATCCTCAAAGAGAAGGTAGCTAGCTTCCAGATGATTGATACTCATTTCATTACTGGTTCTGGTCAGGATCTGACTCTTGGTGGACAGTTTACAACTTATAAGATGACAAATGGTATTGAGCTTACTGTAAAGCGTTGTGCTATGTTTGATAACATGGAGATGTTCCGTAAGCTGCATCCTCTGACAGGTAAGCCTCTGATGTCTTATACATTCCTCTTTGTTGATCTTGGCCAGCGTGATGGTCAGGCAAATATAGTTAAGGTTTGTCGTAAGGGTCGTGAGTTTGTTCAGTGGTGTACTGCTGGTTCAGTAACTCCTGCTGGATATGCTAATAATATCAATACTGTACGTTCTAACAGCCGTGATGGTTATCAGGTACACTTCCTCGGTGAGGAGGGTATAATGCTGCGTAATCCTCTGTCTTGTGGTATCTTGTATTGTGATGCTGACGATGCAGAGCATACAAATAACGGCATGACGACTGTAGGTGCGTAATATCTATAAATAAATACAATAATGTTCGAGCCGGGGTTAATCCCCGGTGTACGACATTACAACATACTAATTAATAATTATGGTAGTTGAATTAAAGATTAAAAAGAAAAACCCCTGGGCAGGTCTTCTTAAGTACAAAGGTTGTGCTGATTATATCAGCTCATATTGGACTCGTTCCGGGATGAGATATACTGGTCTTACACCAGAAGATGAAGAGTATTTTGAAAAAGCTTTAGGTTATGAGAAAGGTACACTTTCTCGTTCTAGCGATTTTTGGATTAATTATGTAATTAAGATAGGTGCTCGTACACTTATTCTTGATGATTCAATTCCTCGCTAGGCTTTAGCAATTAAATTCCTTAGTGGGCATAAGCGTGTAGCTACGTCTCTCGATAAACTTACAGAAGGTAAGGATTATCTTTTGATTAATCGTCAGGCTGAAGCTATTGAGGCTAATAAGATTAATAAACAACGTAGAGATGCTATTATAGAGTTTGGTAAACTTACTCTCGATCAGATGCGTAAATGTCTGCGTCTGTTTGGTATTAATGGCGAGCGTATGTCAAATGAGCTTGTAGAATCTACGTTATTTAACATGGTAGATAAACAGCCTAAGAAGTTCTTTGATTTATGGGTTAACAATAAGTCTAAAGATACACAGTTTATACTTGAGGAAGCTATTGCTAAAGGTGTTATTCGTAAGCAAAAGACACAGTATTATTACGGTACTGAGATGTTTGCAGACTCACTCAATGAGGCTATTGCTTATTTGGATAATAAGAAAAATCAAGACCTTAAGCTTGCAATCATAAACGAAACTAAGAATAAGTAATTTTAGAATGAGATATGACGTATAAAGATATATACACTAAATTTTTGATTGAATATGACAAGGCAGACGTATCTTCGTCATATCCTTCACTTACAAATAAAGAGATTGCAGTTCTATTAGACAAAGCAATGCATGCTTTAATAGCTTAGAAAGTAACAGGCAATAATCCTCGTAAAGTTATGTTTGATATGGATTCTAAAGCCATGTCTGACTTAACGCCTATTATTCATACATTTACTACAACTTTAATACCTTTGGACAATAAATCTGGTATTTCAAATAACGAAAAATTGTTTAAATTTGAATCAAAAATACCAGATTATATAATAGACGGCATTATTGAATATCAAGATAAAAGTACTGAAACTGTAAATCTTGTAACAAGTATAATAGCGAGTAAATTTAAAGAAACTGTACACAATAAACCGTGGATTAAAACACCCATCATGTATACAGATACTTTACTTGAAGATACTCTTGATATTAAGACGTTGATACATGTATTAGTAGACAGTTATCGTACAAATATAGTAAAAACATTATATGTACATGGTATATCAGAACCTGGAAGCTTTAATGGTAAGAACAATAGTGATGATAAATTCCCATTATCAGATACTATGTGTGAAGAGCTTATAAATCTTGCTATTATATTTGCATGTAGAAATGTATCTAATCCCAGATTAACATCCGAAGTACAAACTAAATCACTTGAAGCATGACATTAGATTAGACAAGACAATTGGGAATAGAGTTTGAACGTAGAGTTTAGACTTTACTTCCGTCAACCAAAACGGTTGATAAGTTAGATACAGAAGATATATATTCGTTTCTCAATCAATATCAAAATCAATTTGTAAAAGAATTATATATCACTAAAGATCGTGTACAACCTAATTCAAATGCAGCTAACCGTATAGATGATTACCTCAAATCATTAATAGTAGCTTAGGAATTTCCTATGGACTCTACAGATTAGATAAAAATTGATAATTTTAACATGTACATAGATTCTGCAAGTAATGTTACAGTAAACTATAGTAGTGATGAAAACGACGCTGTATCTGGTACAGTTAGTAACGACTATAT